TGTCATCTAGAATTTCGCCCATCGAGTAAGTGGGCAGGACAGCCGCACTTGTTTTGACGCTGATACGCTCACCGTTCTGAAGAAAAGCTTGGCAGTCGAAGCCTTCTTCCACGGCGTCGGCGGCGTCCCATTTTTGCGGCTTCGATTCCGGCGGAATGACAATCGATACCGACCGGCAGCCCACGACGACACAAGCTTTGGCCGCTGCCTCTGCGTAGTCCCAGCCCGGTGCATCCCGGTCGGGCCAGATCAGCACATCTTTGCCTCTGAGCGGCGTCCAGTCGGTTTTGTCGACGGGTGCCTTGGCGCCGTTCATCGCGGTTGTGGCCACGATGCCGTTATTAATTAAGGCCTGGGCGCATTTTTCTCCTTCGACCAGAACGATTTGTCTGGCCGTGACCATGGCTGGCTGGTTGTAGAGTGGCCGTGGGTCGGGTGCCCGCCACATCCGGGCGCGCACATCCCACGGTCTGAATTCCTTGTGTCCAGGTTCAGGGTCGTAGCGGTACACCCGGGCTATCAACGTGCCATCGGTAGTCTGATAGTCCCAGGTGGCCGTGTAGGGGCCGAGTTCATCAACCGGCTGTGGGCGTAAGTCAAGAATGGCGCTTTTGATCTTGGGAGGTGCCATGCCACACCACTGCCGCACTTCGCTGAGAATACGTGGGAAGTCAGTCTTGACAGACAGGTTGCGCGACAGCGCCCAGGCATCAAAGACGTCGCCACCCATGTCAGCGGCGAAGTCGAACCACAGGCCGCGCCGTGGTCCCGTCATTTCTACGACCAGACTTTTGCCGGGTGAGCCATCGATGTCACCCACGTAGAACTTACCGCCGCGAATTCGACCCTCGGGGAATAGAAAGAGCAGCACAGACTCGAGCCGATCAGTCAGTGCTTGGCGTAGTCCCTCGACGTTATCTACTGTCCCGGTTGGTACATCTACTGCGTCGTTGAAGTCAAAGTAATTAGACTCATGCATCAAGACCCGCCCCAGCAGCGTTCATGCCAAGAGCAGAACCGACATTCGAAGTGGGTTGGTGTCGTCGAGAATCGCGGCAACATTTCGCCCGCATCCGTAGCAGTGATGATGCGAACCGCTCGGTCTGACATGCGCTGTGCCAGACCGCCATCGAATGGCACCAACTCGAACCAAAGTTCCTGGCTATCTTTATTGATGGCAGTGAAGAGCGCCGGGTTTTGCGAGATTCCCGGAATGCTGGTTTCCATATACGCCTGGTAGATTGCCATCTGCGCCGCGTAGACCGGCTTGGACTTGGCGACGCCGTTTTTTACCGTATCCCGCCAGGACTTGTCGTTCATGGTTTTGCATTCCCAGAGTGCCGGGTAGCGCATACCTAGACTCGCCGGGCCGCCATTCACGATACCGTCGACGTGTCCCTTGATGCGACCACCTGCTACCGAGAAGCCGAACTGACCGCCTTGTGGCTTGTGAGTGTAGAGATCAACGCCGATCAAGCGGAGCCAACGAATGGCTAAATCTTCCAGCACGTGGCCGACCTCGAAGATGCGCAATACACGCCCTGAAAATTCACGTCCCGGATCTGTCGGTGTGCGGGTGTACTCATATTGAAGCGCGCGCTCGCAAGTCACGCCTAGACGGGACGCTCCTAAATAATCACGTGGAGTTTGCGCATCGCGCTCCAATGCCAGCGCACCGTCAATGAGTTCGCTGACCTGCTCATGAAATGTCGGACGATGATTAAAGTCCAGCATCATGTCCGTCCCTGCTGCCGTGTTGCGACTGGAGCTGTAAGGTGGGTATCAAGAGATAGGCAGTCATGGGCTATCATTCGTTCGTGTTCCTCAATCATGCGATCTTGATAGACGGTCACGACTACGTCGATAAGCGATAGCACTTCTTCCCGGGTGTAGTCGGCCAGTGGCTTTTGCATACCAATTGCGCTGACGTACTGGCCTAGCGGCACTAGGCACGACTGCATGGCTGCGATTTCCATGTCACTGGGATCAATCATTTTTCCCTCCGTTTTCGTCATCAGGTTGCAGAACGCCGACTGACAGCGGCGGGAGCAGAACACCCACTTGTCGTTGTAGCGCGAGGGATCTGCGCGGGGTACGCGTGGGTTGAACCAGCCGTATCCTTTGGCCTTGCGGTGGCATATTGCGCATGTCACGCTGCCTCCATCGATGGATGGGACTGCGCGTCATTGGCCGCATTGACCAGCCGGACAATCGCATGGCGGTTGAAGCGAAAGGACAGTAGCGCTGAAGCTTGATAACGTGTCAGACCAAAGTCCGTACGTAGTTCAGCGGGTAGGTATTGCAACTGCTTAGGCGTGGGCGCTTCGTTAAGCCAGCGACGCGTTTTGTAAGCAGAGTCTTCAGACTCGTTATCGTTTAACCAGTCGTTAGCTTTGGCCATGCAGATGGTGCGCTCACCGATGGCCAGCAAGCGAGTGTTGTGTCCCTTGCCGCCACCTATTGCGTGCCATCGACCGTTCATGAAGAAGATGCCACCCCAGGCATTGAAGCCCGTGGCCATCAGTGCATCGTCGCTACCGAAGAGATCGCACCAGCGGAAGTTCGAACTACTGAGCAGATCAATCTCACTCATGATGAACTTATCGAGGACGTCGCATTCAGAGTTTTCCAAGCGCTCCCACATATGGTCGCAAAACGGGCATGCCCTCACGGATAGCGGCACGATAGCGCCGCACTCTGGGCAATCCTTTGTGGGCGCATCACCATCGCGGTTGTGACCGTCGAAATTAACTTCTTGCTCCAGTGCTCCATGCATCAGGCTGGCTGTGCCGAAGTCCAGGACGATGCAATCGCTCTTCAGTAATCCGGGAAATTCATGCGGATCGACGGTACGCAGTCCGCGGCCCACCATCTGAATGAAAGTAGATTTGTAGGAACTCGGGCGCAGCAGAACCACGCAGGACGTTGGCGTGTAATCGTAGCCTTCAGTGAGCACAGCGACGTTAACCACCACCTGGGCATCACCATTTTCAAACGCTGCCAGTCGTTGTTTGCGTTCGGCATCAACCAATTCGCCATGAATTAATACGGCATGAACGCCAGCGTGATTGAAGGCACTACACACATCGGTGGCATGCTCGACCGTTGAGCAAAACACGATGGTCTTGCGATCAATAGCTTTAGCCTTCCAGTTACTAATAACGGAATCGGTAATCAGTGTCTTGTTAAGGATGGAGGCGACTTCGTTCATGTCGAAGTCGATCGCAGTGCGGCGCACCTTACTCAGTGCTTCCTGCGTGCCGACATCGATCACATAAGTTCTGGGCGGCACCAGATGACCGCTGGCGATCATCTCACCCAGTGTGATCTGGTCGGCCAGGTTGCTGAACACTTCGCGCAGTCCCTTGCCGTCGCCTCGGTTTGGGGTGGCAGTCAAGCCGCAGATTGCAGCCTTGGGATTTTTCACTAGCACCTGATCGATGACTTCGCGGTAGCTGGGCGAGACAGCATGGTGCGCCTCATCGATCACCAACAGGTCCAGCGTTGGCATCTGATTCAGATTGGCTTTTCTGGAGAGGGTCTGCACCATCGCGAATGTGGCGTGCCCATCCCAGGATTTTTCATTGGCGTCATAGACCGAGGTCTTTAGACCTGGATTGACGCGTTCGAACTTGGCGCGGTTTTGACCAGTTAGCTCAGTGCGGTGAGCCAGAATGCAGGCCTTGGCATCGGGCTCAGCCAACAGACTGCCGGCCACAGCCGATAGCATGATGGTCTTGCCCGATCCAGTTGGTGCAACGGCCAGGGTATTGCCATGCTTGCCGAGAGCCGCAAGGGTCCTCTGCACAAGCATCGTTTGGCGGGGGCGAAGGATCATGGTCGCTCTCCCTTACTGCGCCCAGCTGGGACGACCCGGAACCGGCGAGCGTCCGGTCGCCTGTGCATAGGCGTTGACAGTCGGTGTTCCTGGCGCTGGGGATACAGAGGGTGCTGAGCCGTTCACGTAGGCGGCATAGTCTTTATGTTCCGCAGTAATGGCGGATTTAATGACGCACTTGTCCTGACCGTTCTGATCCTTATCCCAGTCGACCTTGCCAATGAATTCGATGCCTTCCAGATCAGCGAATCCGCTGATGCGGCGAGCATTCTGTGCTGCTGGACTGTTGTCGCTCGGATTAATGCCACGCGCAGAATTGAGGATGGCTTTGATGAAAGTACGTCCCATATTGGTCCACTCGGCACCTTTGGCGCTGTAGAGACCAATGAGTGACCACATCTTGCGTCTAGCGAAAGGACCATCGAGCACCACGAACTCACAGTTCAGATACACCGAGCCTGTCGTCTGGCTACAGGTTGCAAAGCCGCCAGTCCAGCCTTGAGAAGCGTCGTCATAACCGCCTGGTTTGATGGTCATACGAACGCGCACAATGGTGCCCTTGGGAATGAGATCGTAGTTAGCTTGCTCTGCAGCAGAATTGAAATCGAAAAAGGTCATGATTAGGACTCCTGAAAAGAAATAGTGGAAAGAGGGGTGGGTTGGGCGGGCTCGTCGGCAGCTACGGGTGGCCGCGCAAAGTCGAGACGTTCGGTTGCTGGTCGGGCAGGGCCGGCGATCTTTTGCATCAGACGGCCGAGATTCGGTTCTTCGATCGCATCCAGACGACCAGAACGATCTTTGGCCGGGTAACCCCACTGATTGAGGGTGTGGCACACGAAGGTGCGATAGCTGCTGCCATCGTCAGCCTTGACCTCGGTCAGCGTGATGACTTCATCAACGATGCCCGGTAACTCCAACCCAGTTTTGGAACCATCGATCTGTAGAGAGAAAACCCGGCGGTTGAAATCGTCTAAGGCCTCATTGAGGATGCCGACGAACCAGACGTTCTTGCGTCGGGTGTGCTGCAGATGAGTCAGCCAGGCGATCATTTCCTGACCCATCAAGCCATAGGCTCCACGGTTGTCGGGCTTGCCAGTTTTTTCGGAATAGGCTTGCGGTTGCCCCTTACACCATTGCAGACACAAGCGCCCGGCAACGGTGATGGAGTCGACAAACACGGTTTCGTATTTGTCGAGCGCAACCGGGTCTCCAAACCGTTCACAAACGGCGCTGAAATGTGCTTCGCTGTAAGGCTGGTCTTCTCGCAGTGCCGGGTTAGCACCGCCAATAAACACAGCGAAGTCACGGCATTCCTGCCAGGTGCGAGGGCGAATAGTGTCTCCGGCATAGCCTTCAACAGCGAGGTCACCTGCTTCCAGATCGAAGAACAGTGTTGATGTGGGGTTGAGAGTCCAGAGCTGCGAGGTTTTTCCAATGCCGGATTTACCAACCAACACACCTTTAACGCCACGTCGTTCAGCCAGGCGCTGGTCGGCCGTAATGATGGGCAAGCTCATTTGATCACCTCCGCTGAGTGATTTTGTAAAAACACTTCAGACACGGTGTTCAAGCCCACTCCGCCACGTTTCCGCGCTTGCTCGTACAGTTCACGCAAGCCAACCAGTGGACGGCGCATTTCTGCGATTTGCGCTTCAATGCCGATCATGGCGAATGCCAGATCATCCAATGTGGACTCTTCTAATGCGATAACGACTTCGTGGGGTCGATAGCTTTCCAAGGCTGGAACACGGATAGTGTCGGGCAGGTCGCGCATGCCCCATTCAGCACGTTGACGAAGCTTATCGATGGCAGCTTTTCTGAAAAACATGGCGTTACTCCTTGATTAGGGCAAGACGATAGGAAGGCTTCCCGGTTTTCACTGTGCGGGCAGCGTTGAAAGAGGACTTAAGGGTGTCGGGCCAGGCGTTGAACTTGGTTTCACTCACGCGGAAGGTGATTTCGACGTACTGCTTAGGGTCGTCACCACTCTCGCTAATACGGCGCGCGATTTCAGCTAAGCGCGTCTGATCCCATTCGATTTTTTTCGGGAGATCAGCAGTGATACGCACGTTGCCGTCATCGAAATGCACAACGCCTGTGTCTTTGTCTACCTCGTGGCGGAGAAAGCGAGCCCGTTCGTTCCACTTGAAATCGATGGCTTGATCAATGTGATCACACAGCGATTTGGCATCGGTCAGAAGATCAGCTGCTGAAGTTTTAAAGCTAAAGAGTAGTTCGGCGGGTTGTTGCGCCAGGGTGCCGGCTGGAGTGGCTAACACCTGTTCGGGCGTGAAGGTTGTCGGGGTGCTCATGCTGCACCTCGGGCTACTTCACGCTCAGAAGTACTCTTACGCAGGCTGTCGGCTTCGAAGGATTCGATGTCTTCGATCCGGTAACGAACCTGGCCTTGCAGTTTGAGAAAAATAGGGCCGATGCCATCAGAGCGCCAGCGCTCAAGGGTGGCTTCGCTGAGATCCCAACGTTCGGCAAGTTGCCGTTGGTTGAGATGCCGAATAACGGGTTCTGAGTGTTGCAATTGAGTCTCCTTGAAGGTGAAAAAGCCCTGATTGATGCGGCTGGGGAGCCGCGCTAACCAGTGCTTGAAGTATTTCAAGGGGAGTTCTGCAACACGTTCGGCAGATTCGGCAGAAGCGTTCTGCAAATCGAATTCGTGCGGATAAAAAGCAAAAAACCCGGCCTCCTGCGGGCAGGAGCCGGGTGTTGGCGATAGTAGGGACTGTCTCTAGGGCATCAGAGCCATTCGCGATCTTCGGGATGAATAATCAATTCGTAGACCTTGTCGCCGGGGACATATTGGATGAAGGTTTCTCGAACTTTTTTGTTACGACCAAACTGTTTCGAAGGCTGGAATGGAAAAGCGGTGGAGCCGCACCGATCGCCGATTTGATTGCCTTCGAGACGATGCGCATGGGCATCCATTAGCGCGATCAGAATTTTCTGCTGCATTCCTTCTAACTCATATTTCACGCCATCAACGTAGGCCCATGCCTTCTCACGGACATAGCGCAAAGAGGTGGTAAGTATCGATTCCTCTTCAGGCTGCGAAAGAGTTATCTCGAACCTGTCATCGAAAAAAATAAATCGACTCTGCGACAGCCGCGCGACAGCTGCCAGATTCACTACGCCATATTCGCTAAGCGGCGAACCATCGGATAGGGGTGTGTCGCTGCTGGTAATGATTTTGGCTGATTGCGCAGCGTTGTCAGCACGTATCTGTTCCAGCAGACGCTTGGCTATCGCATGATCATTCAGGTGTCGGGCGAAATACCACGTTTGTGCCTTCCCACGTTTGTGCTCCTCTATGCCGAGGCGCCATGAGAGATCGATATCGATGACCTTGACGGAAGTCGGTGGTAATGCCAGGCTGCTGACTAACCGATCAATGAACCTCGACAGGCTGACCGTGTAAGTCTGAAGCAGTGCGCGTTCTGCATCGACTTCTCCGCATTCATCGCAGTTGAGCAGAATCTGGTCCACACTAACCGTTCGCACGACGCGCGCCGTGTCAACCCCACAGTCTGGACAGGTCACGTAGGCCAGGGTCGGTCCAAACACTAGCAAGCGTTCTCGCACGAGTTCGTGTCCGCCTTCGCCAAACGGGCCGCTGAGCAATGTGGCGCCATTGATGGTCGGTTTAGCCTGCTCCAGCAAATGGCACAGCATCGCTGTCGCATTTACCAGTGTTTCGCTCAAGCGACCGCCTCTTCGGGCTCAATGACATTGAGCGACTGCAATACGGCATTGGCAATGGGTTGGTTTTTCTCCGAGAGGTTTTTGATGGTGGACGATCCTGTTGCGTACACATCGAAGCTGAACCGCTTGGGCTGATTGCCGCCCACCGCTGTCAAGTAGACGAGGACCGAGGCGCCATCGAGATCGTATTCAGTCTCAAATGAATGCCGGACTTGCAGCGTATTGCGCGCCAGTTCGATCGCATCATCTTGATCCTGGTCTGGTGATGCTTCGATGCGGATGGAAGTGCCGGTGCTTGCACGCGGCTTAAACTGTGCACGGCGCAAGCGAATTTTCTCAACCCCAAGGTGCGACAGGTCTTCAAATGTTTCTAGTCCTTCGCGCAGCTCATTAAGTTTAAAGCGCGTCTTTTCAATTTCTGCTGGCGTGATATCTCGCCCTACTACATGCCTGCCGAAAAGCTGCAGCACAGCCTGATGAGCTTTTGCGCCCCCTTTGACCACGCTCTCGATTACGCCGGTCGCTGGTTGGTAGACGATGGCAGTTTCAAGAGCGATACGGGTGGTGACACGGTTGAATTTATTTTCGGTGAAGTGTGCCAGTGCTGTCAGTGCACCTTCGACATAGATGGTTAGTTGGATGCTGCCATCAGAAGCAAGGATGCTCTGCTCGATGTGGGTACTTTTGCCACCACCAGATTTCTCGTAGAGCTTGGCTACTTCGTGACTGAACGCTTCCAGCTTTGCACGGTCACTGGTCAAATCCAGGCCGGGTTCAATCCGGTGCTTCTTCCAGTATTTACCATTGGCCTTGGCTTGAAAGGCCAGGTGCAGTTCGACATCACGGAATAATTTGTCACGCGCATGAAAGACCCACAGCGCTTTTTCGCGGACATCACGACCGTCAAAAGCATTAAGTGCTTCTGCATCGTTAGCGCAGCCGATATGAAATTCATTGGCTGCCAGATCGTTGGTGAGGAGGTGAACACGTCGCAAATCATCGTGCCAAAGATTTAAATCATCAGCGATTGCCGATTTTTCTTTTTCGGATAGATCGGATGTGTGCAGAGAAGTTTGCAGCACTTCGATGGCGGCATTAACGTTGTCTGCCAATGAATTTTCTGAACTCTCCCAGTCAATGGTCAAGCGAGAGCAGATCGGATGAGCCTGTGTGAAACCGTGTAGCGCTGGTTTAGATACGTGGCGTAGAAAATGGGTGGGTGAGAATATTTTCAATTTTTATTGTCCTCATGAGTATTTACGCACTAGTCCAACCATGACACCGAAAATCTCAAGCTTGCCAGCTGGCCGAATGATGGCGTAATTCGCATTTGCAGGAAGCAGGTGATATCCGAGTTTGTCTCTCGCTAGAGTTTTTAATGTGAATTCATCGTCGACGATTGCGACTACGATGTCCCCCGGCGTGGCCTCGCTGGTACGTTCTACAACGGCTAAATCACCGTTGTGGATACCGGCGTCCACCATGCTGTCGCCCTTCACCCGAATGAGTATAGTTTTTGCAGGTTGATCGATTAAAAACCGGTCAATGGTGATTGGCTCATGAGTATCATTATCAGCTGCGATGGGCACCCCCGCTGGCACAGGCTGGGTTGCAATCGCCCGCTCGAAGAAGCGTTCGCTAGGTGACCAGTCGCCATCTGGCGTGCGGTCGAGCAACCCTGCGCCCTCAAGCCTTTCCAGCGCTTTTTTTACTGCTGACTTCGACGCATAACCAAGCAGAGTCATCAAACGGGCGTACGAAGGCAGCACGCGGTGCTCGGCGTAGTAGCTTTGCAGGCTGGCAAGGTTTTCTCTGTCGTTAATAGCTTTCTTCACGGCTATATTTTAGAGAACGTTCGTTCTCTTGGCAACTTGTCACAGAAGTTTCAATTTAATAAATGGTCGTTGCATTTTTCCGCGCCTTTCTGCATCCGTTAGTAACTTGCTGATGGGTTTCAGGCGGCTTCTGGCCCACAATTTCTACCTTGTATCGTTGAACCTCAATGATTGGTACCCAATGCACGAAATCAACCGCCGCCCGCCAGAATCCATGACCGTTGAAGAGCGCATGGACGAGGTATCTGCCCTGCTGGCAAGGGGCATGTCCCGCCTCTGGGAAAAGCCTGTTGCGAAGTCCGCAAATAGGGTCTCAAAGAGTCATTTAGTACTTGGCTATTCCGGTAACCAGAGCGTTCATACGGACCCGACAAACACCGTCACGGAGTCCAAATGACCACAACCTCATCACCTTACGCCACGCCACTTTCTGTACTTTCGCAAATTGCCGCATTACCCGATCTGCCGATGACCGACATCCGGTCCCTATGGAAAAGCTTGTTTGATAGCGACACCCCGACATACAACCGACAGTTTCTTGAACGACGTATTGCTTACCGGCTACAAGAAATCGAATTCCGCAAAGTTGATCGTGCGCTGATGGATCGGAATAAGCGCCGCATTCAGCAAATCATCGATTCGGGACAAAACAAAAAACGCGACCGAGATATACGTCTGATGGCCGGTACGGTTTTCACCCGCGAGTACCAGGGTAAGGAATATCGCATCATGGTCACCGTCGATGGCCAGTATGAATTCGAGGGGCGTCCTTACCGCAGCCTCTCGCGTATCGCTAAAGAAATCACCGGTACCGCATGGTCAGGGCCAGTGTTCTTTGGATTGAAATCCTCTGCAGCACCCAAGCCGGTGGTAAAGAAAGGGGTGCGGTAATGAGCGAGGTTCTCAAGCGACGCCAGCGTTGCGCTGTCTATTGCCGTGTGTCGAGTGATGAGCGATTGGATCAGACATTCAATTCGATTGATGCGCAGAAGGAAGCGGGTCACGCCTACATTGCCAGCCAACGTAACGAAGGCTGGATTCCAGTCGCTGATGATTACGATGATGGCGGCTTCTCTGGTGGCAATATGGAACGACCTGGCCTGCGGCGGTTATTGGCTGATATCGAAGACGGTCGTATCGACATTGTCGTGGTCTACAAGATCGACCGCATGACTCGTAGCTTAGCGGACTTTTCAAAAATGGTCGAAGTGTTCGAGAGAATCGGCGTGTCATTCGTGTCGGTGACGCAGCAGTTCAATACCACCACTTCGATGGGGCGATTGATGTTGAATGTCTTGCTGTCCTTTGCACAGTTCGAACGTGAAGTCACCGGCGAGCGGATTCGCGACAAGATCACCGCCTCCAAACGAAAGGGTATGTGGATGGGCGGTATCCCACCGCTCGGCTATGACGTGAAAGATCGCCGGCTGATTCCGAATGAGCGCGAAGCAAGGATCATTCAACACATATTTAAGCGGTTCGTAGAGCTCGGCTCCAGTACCAAGCTAGTGAAGGAATTGCGCTTGGATGGTGTTACCTCCAAAGCCTGGACTACCCAAGATGGAAATGTCCGCAATGGCAAGCTTATCGATAAAAGTCTGATCTACAAACTCTTGGGCAACCGTACATACTTAGGTGAGTTGCGTCACAAGGATGAATGGTTCAAGGGCGAGCATCAGCCCTTGATCGAACCCAGCACCTGGCACGCTGTGCAGTCGGTCTTGAAGATAAGTCCTCGCATGCGGGGCAATTACACGCGCGCGACTGTTCCGTTTTTGTTGAAGGGTATCGTCGAGGGTGCAGATGGTCGCGCATTGACAGCCGCTTGGACCCGCAAGGGGGCAGGCAAGTTGTACCGGTATTACATCCACACCCGCGAAAACAAGGAGCACGCTGGCGCATCGGGTTTACCACGGTTTCCAGCGATCGAATTGGAAGCCAATGTCGTGGCGCAACTGCGCCGTATCTTGTGCGCGCCTGATCTCAAGACCCGGGTGGCTCAATTCATGACTGCTAGAGACTCGCAAGTCGATGAAGCTAAGGTGTGCATCGCGATGCTGCAGATCGACAAGATCTGGGATCAGCTTTTTCCGGTTGAACAAGAGCGCATTGTTCGCCTGCTGATTACAAAGGTGGTGGTCACATCCCACAACATTGAATTGAAATTTCGGCCGAATGGTATCGAGCGGTTGGCGGCGGAAATAAGACTTCCCGTTGTCGAGGAAGATTCTGCAGAGGTGGTGGCGTGAACGAAATCAAGATCAAAGCCGCCGGTGAAGCGGATGTGGTGGTGGCCAGCGATGGCAGCTTGAATGTGACTTTCCCTATCAAGATCACGCGACGAGGACGACGCAAAGCAGTGATGCTGCCGGATGGTACGGATTTTCATCCTCGTGATTGGGATGGTGGGCCAACACCAATACAAATGGCATTGGCCAGAGGCCACCGATGGTTGACCATGCTGGAATCCGGACAGGTAAAGAACCTTACGGAGATTGCGACGCTGGAGGGAGTCGACAACAGCTACGTTAGCCGGATGGTAAATCTGACCACGTTGGCACCTGACATCATTGAAGCGATTCTGGAGGATGCGCTACCGAACCACCTGACGTTGTTTGATCTTGCTGTGGATCCGCCTGCGCTGTGGGAGGATCAGCGGGAAAAGGCTGGAAACTATGGTTTGGGGAAACCTGAAATGGCTGCACTTGATTAGGTCCTGTTGGCAGCTGCATTTGCTGAGGTGCCAACAGAAGATGTTGCATCTGCAGGATAAAGGCAGCTCCGTTCTGATTTTCAATAATTTTGAAGGCTGGCGTACTAGAAAGAGTCTGGAAGAAAATATGGTGAACTGAAAGAACTTTATCCTGGAGCTTTTGATCAGATTCCAAGTCAAAAATCTTTAGACCAATGTCTTTGCATTTTTGTGCCGAGAGATGCCTATTATGCGCAAGGGTCACTGCGTGATCCGCAAGCTCATTAAGTACTGTCTGCGCAATAGCATCTCGATTTTGATCGTTCAGAAGCATATTTCTCTTGAGCCAGCCATCAACTAAGCTCGTTGACCAATCAATTGCTTTCTGACACTCGCCAAGAAAGGCAGGGTTGTACTTCGCAATGATAGGCTGCCAAACCGGAATTGTTCTTGGATCGTTGACGATGTCGTCATAGGCGCGTTTGAATTCCTCAAGCACGCCATGAGCAGGAATTGATCCGAATTGCGGGTCAATCGGTCCAAGAGAAGACTGCTTTCCCATCCAAATTTCTCTTGATGAGCAAGCAATCATTGTCCCTGCGGACATTGCCATTTGTGGGACGAAGCATCGAACATCGCCGTTAAATTTACTCCATAGATAGTCGACGATTGACTCAGTGGCGGCCGTGTCGCCGCCGGGGGTATGCAATATGAGGTCGAGCCCCTTCGACGTATCGAGTCCATTTATGGCCGTCATGAAGCCATTTTTGTCAGTATCATTAACTGCTACTGCCATTCCTAGTTCCGGCTTTTGGAGAAATCCGCTGTAGTAACAAATCACATTTCGCTTGGTGTACCTAGACAGATCTTTGACATATTTACGCCGCAAAACGTCAAACGGACCACCAACAACGGAAATTTCTTTAAGAAGTTCAGACCAGTTCGGCATTTTTGGTTTCCGTCTTTTTGATAAACCTTTTGCCGCCTTCAATCAAAACAGTTTCAATGACAAACGTATTGGCTTGTTTTGAAAACGCTAATGACATACTTGCAAGTCTCTTAAATTCCTCGGACTTTTCTTTAGATAAATTGAACGCGTCAAATTGCTTCTCAAAATCAGGCATCAGATGACCTCCACACACGAATTCTTTATGCTATCAGGTCTAGCGCGGCCGAAAATGATTTTTGCGGCTGAAGCTGAGGCGCAATCCCCTCAGCCCACCAAAGCCACGAAAAAATTGATTGATTCGTCCGCGCGTAACCCATTGATTTATATAGGGTCGGCAGGCGCGCCTTCCGGACTTCGGCCTACTTTGGGTGGGAAGGGTCGGAGAGAGAATGCGCAAACTGAGAGTAATACCTGCCGGTTGCTGTCAGAAATGACGAGATTCGAAGTCCGCAAGAACCCATAGGAACCCGCGCAAACACGCGGTAGTAGGCGAAAAAAAACCAACTAAGAGAAGTTGGTTTTTTAACGATTGGTGGAGGCGGCGGGAATCGAACCCGCGTCCAGAAGCCCTCTACAGGCAGTTCTACATGCTTAGTGTTGTCATTTTATTTTGACCTTACCGACGCGGACGCACACGCTGCGGGAAGGCGAG